CAAACTATTGCAGGAACAGCATTTCTCAACGACCGCATCCGCGCCGCTGCCCTCTACACAACGCGCCTCACCGATGCCCAACTCGCCGAATTAACCCGACTATAAATGCCGACCTTCCGCAAATACGAGTTTGACGTTTACGCTAACTTTCGTAGTATTCACGATATAGAGGCTGCACCGCATTTCTGCGTGGAACTTGGCCACATCAACCCCGACAACTCTAAGGCGTACTGCGTCGACATACTTTGGGACAAAGACGAACCTGAACACTGGAAACAATATCAGGTATGGCCTCCGCCTGTCGGGGTGCATACCTTCCTCGGCTGGGATGACCAGTACGGCAAGGACTACACCGAGCGCGACGACTTGAACAACACACTAAACGAAGATTAACAATGATCGACTTCCTCAAATCAATCGGCATCAACCTCGGCCTAACCATCGCTGGCTTCTTCGGCGCACTACTGCTTGCGCCTAAGATGAAGAACTGGAAAATGCAGCTAATCGCCGTTCTATCCGGCACACTCTCCGCAACCTACATCGCGCCTGTGATCATTGGAATCCTCAACATTCAAGCGGCGAATATCGAGTACGGCCTCGCCTTCATCGTCGGCTTTTCGGGCGTCAAGATAACGGAGGTGCTGGAAGTGCGCATCATGAAGCTGCTCAAGTCGACACCAAACAACTAACATGAATATAACCCGACGCGCAGCCAACGTACACACGTTTGACTGCGAAGGGAAGGAGGCGGAGTTTCTGCTGGTCAGCGACCTGCACTGGGACAACCCGAAGTGCGATCGCGACCTGCTAAAAAGCCACCTCGACGAAGCTGTGCGCCGGAACGCCAAGGTCATCATGAACGGCGACACCTTCTGCCTCATGCAAGGCAGAGGCGATCCACGTAGGGGAAAGGATGAGATCAGACCTGAACACAACCAGGGCAACTACCTCCAAGCCGTCGTCAACGACGCGGTGCAGTGGTTCAAACCGTATGCCAAGCACATCGCGCTGATCGGCTACGGCAACCACGAAACAAGCGTGATCCGCAATGTTGAGTTTGACGCGTTGCAGATGTTTGTCACTCTACTCAACCACGAGTGCGGAAGTGACGTTCAGCTCGGCGGCTACGGCGGCGCGATACTGTTTGGCTTTGCGTATTCACCAAACAGCAAGCACTACACACGCTTTGCGATGCACTACTACCATGGTTCAGGCGGAGGCGGCCCAGTGACCAAAGGCGTCATCCAAGACCAGCGGATCATGGCGATGGTGGAAGGCTACGACTGCACTTGGCAAGGCCACGTTCACGAGCTGTATCACCATGTCAATGTCATCAGCTACCTCAACCGAAGCGACTACATGATAAGGCAGCGGCCTCTGCATCAGATCAGGACTGCGACCTATAAGGAGGAATACGATGGCGGCGTTGGAGGCTTCCACGTCGAAAGGGGCAGACCGCCGAAGCCGCTCGGCGGATACTGGATGAAGCTGAAGCTGATCTACATTAATAACAAGAAAATAGAAACCCGCGTTATTGATGCGACGTTTACGACGACCAGCACCCGATAGGGTGTAAAGTGGTAGGAGGCGCATTGATTCGTACCTGATGGGGTGTAAGCTTTAACCCATCGAAATCGATGGAATTAAGTAATTTTGCAACCTAAACAGGCCAAATGCGAAACATCAAATACCTCGTAGTTCACTGCACCGCGACACCGCACTCAACGACGATTGAATCAATCCAGAACTACTGGCGGACAAACCTGAAGTGGAAGTCACCCGGATACCACAAGGTCGTGAAACCCAACGGCGAAGTCATCACGCTTGCTGATGATGAAGCCATCTGCAACGGCGTGGCCGGCTACAATTCGGTGAGCCTACACATCAGCTACATCGGCGGCGTAGACAGCAGAGGCAACCCGGTTGACAATCGCACGCAAGGCCAAAAAGATGCGCTTTCACAGGTCCTACACCAATGGCGCGCCAAGTACCCAGACGCTAAGATCCTCGGCCATCGCGACTTTCCGAAGGTAGCCAAAGCCTGCCCATCGTACAATGCTGCCCAGGAGTACGCTCATATTTAGCCTGCTGCTTTTTGGCTGCTGCCGGAAGCCTGCGGAGGTGATCCGGACCAGTGCTATCGTGCATACGGACCGGCAAGTAGTGACCGCTGGCAGCTTGACGGAGTTGACGCTTCCCGACCTCTGCGATAGTGCCGGGTTGATACGTCGCTTCACTTTGCGCGACAGTGCGAAAACAAGCGTTCTGAGCGTCGCAAATTCAGGTAGTGGCATTGTCATACGTCTGCGAAGAGATACGGTCGTAGAGCGGCTAATTTTGCGCGATACGACGATTGTAGAGCGTACCGTCGTTGTTCAGCCGAAGAAGCGCAAAAGCAGGTGGCCGATACTGCTTGTCGGGGCGATTTTAGGACTGCTGGCCAGCGTCGTTTTGTTCGCGCGGTTGAGGTAAGCGCGGAAAATCAAGGCTTGGAAATTGGGGGCGTTGGACAAGTTTTGTACAAAAGTGCGTTTGCGCGCTAAAAACGCAGAAAAAAAAATTAAAAAAAGTTTGGTTTGTATATATATATGTATGTATATTTGCATATACCAAACCACTAAAAAACACACTTATGAAAGCAATCGTTAATAGAGACTCAAAGTTCGGATGGCTCGATGGAAAATTCGTAAAGAATGAGGAAGTACGTGACGCAATTTTCATGCACATCAAGCGAGGCACGGCCAAGAAGCTAATTGACACAGACACAACGCTGATGTACATACTCGGCGCTCAAAAGTAAACAACACGAGGGGCGCGGCTCACCAACGCGCAATCTTTTAACCCTTTAACCAACTAAAAAAACCAACCAATGAAAACCAACACCCTTTACCGCGTCGACAGTTACCGCAACCAATCGGGATTTCTTGTCGGATTTTACAACACCCTCGCTGATGCTATGCTCGAAATTGATGGCAAGCCAGTTGGCGAAGACTTTGACCAGTCAGGCGAGTATTGCCAACTCACGACATTCACCGCACCTGATGGAATGCAAATGATGCAAGCTTGGACTAACGAACTGGCAGAGATCCAATCCACCGAATACTTCAACTAACCCTTTAACCAACCCAACCCAATGAACCACGACATCATCAGTTACACCCCGATCACCCTCGACAACGGCATCGTCGTTGAGGCCTACATCCACAAGCTTCCGAGCGGGATGTACGCAATGCACGCGGACTATCCGTTTACTGCAAACAGCAACCCGACGCGAACACGTCAAATTGTAGACGCGCTTTTTCGCAGCCAACACCGCGACTGGTTCCGCTTCATCAGATTTCAACGCTCATCAACACCTCTACCAATGCCAACCTTAAACCCAACAAAACCATGAACTTCATCCCTGCATACCTCTACGCGTGGCATCGCCACATCCGCTACATGCTGGAACGCACCGCGACGCCTTCATCCAGCGAAACCAAGAAGCCGCTGACGTTCAACTACGAACTCTACGGCCGTTACCTCCAAGCACGTCAAGCCCTTCTAAACCAAAACTAAAATGCAAAGACCACCAACACTATGGGATCGCATGAGCGCCGAAACCCGCACGGCTATTGAAAGCTACGAACTTCCGCACAGCAGGGAGTTCTGCATCGAGTTCCTGACAACCAACTACTTCTACACCCAATGCACGTTCAACGAAATACAAATGCTGCTGATAGTGCTGAACAAGGACCGCACATTGTCTAACTTCCTAAACCTATTCAACTAATGAGCAACCTACTTTTTATCCTTCCATTCCTACTAAGCATGGTCTACATGATGGCTGACTTCCACGACCGCTGGTGGTGGTACATATCATTCTGCGCACTGCCTATTATTTATTTATGTATATTTGCGTACCTAAAACATACCAATGAACTCAACGAAGAAGATGACACCTACACTTTCTAACCAGTCAAAAATGCAACTTACTTCCGTCTACTGCGAGGCTGACACCCTCACCCTATGCCGGGCGCGATTTGGCAGCATCCGCGCCGCGTTGAACTTCGCTGCCAACCAACCAACTAAACCAACAAAAAATGCACCAATTCAAAACAACGAACATCAAGGGTAAACCCTACGTCGAAGTAGTCGAGCGCCTCAAATACTTCCGCGCAAACTTCGCTGATCACTCCCTCACCACAGAAGTCGTACAGCTGACACCCGACTTCTGCGTATTGAACGCAATCATCACCGATCCCAATGGCCGCATCGTAGCCAGCGGCATGGCGCAGGAAGATCGCACCAGCAGCGCTATCAACAAGACCAGCTACGTCGAGAACTGCGAGTCCTCCGCATGGGGAAGGGCGCTCGGCAACTTCGGTATTGGCTTGGAAACAAGCATCGCAACCGCCGAAGAGATGACGCTGGCAATCGGCAAGGAGCAGATGCTCACGGACCTGCGCGTCAAGTACGGTCAAATGCTGATGGCTAAGGTCAGCGATCCACAAGAGCGCTACAAGCTGGAGGCACGCGAGAACTGGGATGCGGCCAAGTATGAAAACGGAATCAAATACCTTTCAACCCTTTAACCAAACCAACCAATGAAAAAGCAAGAAGCCAAAAACCTGATGACTAAGTTC